GATCTTGATACAAATTCCCCATCTGCTAGCTGAGCTAACATAGTGTCTTCATCTTTATCACCATTACCTGAACCGTCTTCTACATAACCCATTGCTCTAGTGTAGTTGTTTGTATCGTTCTTGTCATGATCTGTCATAGAAGGTAAGTAATTTATACCACCTTTATTAAATTTTTTTATTTCTGCAATTCCACCTTTATTAAAACTATACAAAGAATCAGAACCTCCACCATAATCATACGGAGATTGAGTTTGATTAACCCCTGCAGCATCTGCTTCATAATCATAAGTGTTTAAAATATTTTCTAATTGTTTATCAGCTTTTACTTTAGCTTCAGCGTAATCTTCAGGTTTAGTACCTTCAGGCATTTCTGCCGGATCATCTTCACCAGCTAATAATGTTGTTAGTCCCGCACCTATTCCTAATTGTGCTCCTGTACCTAGACTCATAAATCCAGAACCTTTTGCAGCATCTGTTGCTGCCTTGCCTGATAAGTTTGCAGCTTCAATTTGTTCTGCTGTTAAAGCTTTTTCTCCTAATAAATTTGAAATACCACTACCTGCAGTAGTTTGTCCAAATTGTTGAGTTAACGGCATATTTATAAGTTGACCCGCAGGACCAGTGGTTTGTCCTATGAACTGACCTGTCATACCCGGCAATGATGTTTGGCCAAACGCCTGCATTCCAGGTACTCCCGCCATACCACCTAATTGACCTAAACCACCTGCTATTGCAGCGTCTCTTAATGATCTTTTTGTAGATTTGCCTCTAAGCTTTTGAACGCCGAAAGTTGCTAGTGCTATTGTAAATGGATCCATAATAATTTTTTACAGTTATTATGTTATTTTAACTTATATAAGACTATTCTTCAATATCACCCAACTTTTGCAAGTCATCCATAAACTTACCTGTATAATGGTATTCACCAACATGGCTTATTTCTTCGTTTATAAGAGCATGTATTTTACCACCCATTGAAGTCCATAATTTACAAAAATAGAAGTCTTCCCCAGTGTAGGTTTTATCTTTCGGGCTATAGTATGAATCAAAAAAATTATAATAATGAGGTCTCTCTACTAGCTCTCCATTGACCATAGTCTTTTGAACAATGTTAAGGTTATCATATTCTTTTTCTAACTGTTCAAACACAGTTCTTTTAATCATCATCATACCTGTAGGTCCTCTTGTCACTTCTATATAACCATCTTTAGGTGAAAGGTTATTAGGATCTTTAACAGTTAGAGGATATACATGACCCATCGTATTAGGTAAATCATCAGGTCTTGCAATTAAATCAGTTCTAAACTTTTCGTAATTAACTGTTTTCATAGGATAAGGTATTAAAGAAACATCATAAGGTGAGTTGAACAATCTTAATACTGACCGAGTGCTAAAATCCATATCGCTGTCTATAAAAATCATTCTATCTGCATCTGAATTCATAAAACCAGAAGCACACAGGTTTCTGCCTTGAGTAACTAAAGATGATTTCATCAATTGAAAAGTAATTTTTATTTTATTTAAAATACATTCTTTTTGTAAATTTAAACAAGCTTTAGCAAAATGTATTGAAACATCAGAATGTACTGGTGTACATACCATTAAATGGTTATTTTTGTTCTCGTTTGACAGTGAGTGCTCCTTTTAAAAAGTTAGTCCAAAATTTACCTATTATTTTCCAATCATAGAATCTTTGGAAGTATTCTTGTTGATATTTTAGTCCCCAGGATAAATCTGTTTTTAGCATTTCTTTACATTGTAAAACACATTCAGCTAATTGAATTGCTAGTTTTGCTTTGTCGGGTGTATAAGGAATGTAAATTGGAAATTCAGCACAGGTTTCTGGTAGTGCGCCAAGGTCCGTGGTTATTAATAACTGACCCGCTGCCAATGATTCCATTGCAGATATACAAAATGTTTCTTCCCAAATACTAGGAAAACAATTTATATCATAGTCTTTTAACTTACTTACTAATTCATCATGTGGACAATAACCCATGTAATTAACATTAGGTAATGCTTTAGCTTTTTCATAAAGCTTTTCATATCCTTTATCGTTTTGGTTATGAAAAGATGAACCATATATAATAGTACTTGAATAAACATCTAAAGTAATATCGGGATCTTTTATCGCTTCCATTGTAGCTAAAGCAACTTCCAACCCTCTCCAAGGAGTTGAGATGTAACACATTTTAACTTTTTCCTTAGGGGTAAAATCTGTTTTTAATTGCAACTCATCATAATCAACTGCGTTTTTTATTACTGTACATTTATCTTCAGGTATTTTAAAAAAGTATCTATACTTCTCGTAACTCCAATGTGAGTTAAATACATACCAATCATATTTAGAATGGTTATTTTTATCTTGAAACCAGCTTTGTAAGTTAGGTTGATCGTATGAATTTTTTATCCAAAGTATATTTGACTTAACCGGATCTAAAGGTATTTTTTCTGGTATAGAAGTTGTAATTTGTACTGAATCAATTAAAGATATAGGTACGTGTTTTTTTAGATAATCGAATTGTATTTCAGTTCCACCATAGGGTTTCATAGTTTGGTTTTACCAAAAACCTGTAAAGATGCAACTGTTATTTTTTGATTAATTTGTAAATCTTCATTTGTAGTGTCTGTATCATTATTTGCTACATCAGCATCAAATTCTTCTTTTGATGCATATTTCTTTTGAGTTCTTCTATTAATTACTTCTTCTTCAGCTTTAGCTGGAACAACTGGTACCTCTTCACCATTAATTATTACTGTTTTTTGTGTCATTATGCTCTTCCTTGTTTGTTATACTTTTTATAACACCTTTTTTCATTTTTGTTAAGAGTCTTCTTATGACGTCTTGGACGCTTACGGGGTTTTGCTCTAGGTACGAATGAAGAAAAATTTTGTTTAGCCATTTTCCTGTGATCTATCTAATAAAGCATAACTTACAGCTCCTGTTATTTCATTTGCAGTATCTGCTTGCATTTTAAGAACATCGTCAGCTTCCATATTTAAAGTATTACTTATCATATTTGTATATTCTGCTGATAAAGTTTGGTGACTTATCTCAACGTCTGATCCACCAGATTTTTGCAAATAAGTATCTAAGACCACACTTCCTCCGGCCTTATGACTAGCCTGCACTGTTTTTACAAGAATAGTTGCATCTGCAGGACATGTTAAAATAGTAGTAAGATTAGTTGTAGTTAAATCGAATGTTTCGCTTTTGTATCTTATTGTCATGACATAAAGTAATTAAAGGAATCTTGTTCGTTTTTCAAGTCCTGTTGATAAGAAGTATTTAATTGATTTTCAACAGTGGCTAGTGCTTGGTTAATTTGTCTAAACCCTTCCGGAGAGTATTCGGGTTGTGGTTCTGGTATGTATACGTTTATCTTAGCCATTATCTTTTTCCATCAGGGTTAACGTCTGCTCTAAAAGTTCCGAATCTCCAAGTCTCATTAACATTATTATTTTGTATTTTTAAATTAGCTAGTCTACCTCTTGCTCTAGTATCTATTTTTTCTGTTGTAGAGTTTATAGTAAAAGGCCCTAATTGGGAAGAAGTCCCTGTATCAATTGGGAAGTCTTTTAAAAATATTGTAACTACTGCATTCCCTTGTAAATTTTTAAAATCTGGTATAAATCTACTAACTCTCATTAGATATTCACCATCACCTCCTGTGGGTAAATCAAAATCCCCCGATTGAATATAAGCTGCGATAGCTGTTTCTGTTCCATTTAAAGCTATTTCATTATTACCAATCTCATGGGCATAATATAAAGAAGAGCCAAAAGTATTAGTTGCACCACTTAAATTTGATATAGTAGGTATAGCAGTTGAATCATAATATGTTGCATAAGGTACATCATAAGTACTTGCGTCTGCATAAGAACTTCTAGCTAAAGTCATTGTAGACCAGTTATTCTCTACATAATTATAAACAACCGATCTATCATTTTGAACTGCTGGACTACCTAAAGGAGTACCTGCTGGATAAAACCAAACTATTTCATTGAATAAAGAGTTGTGTGAAGCATAAATAATCTCACTAGAGGAATAATTAATACCTTCATTAGATCCAGTGGTCGTGAATACAAAATCTTCCACAAGCGATGGAAGTAATTTAACTGTACCATCAAATACAAAAAAGCCTCCGCCGGCACCCATCCAGAAAACTTTACCATCTGCATAAACAGCAGCATGCTGTCCAATACATCCACAGTTAGAGCCCACTTGTCTTATTGAGAAAGTAAAAGGGGGTCCTACAAACTGCATTTGATAAGCAGCTTGATCTGTTAAAATTAAGTTGTAATCTTTACCTGAAATAGCAGCTACAATTTTATTTCCTGTATCTAATCTAAAAGTTCCTGCCGTATTAACTGAAGTAGGTTCATATATATTATAATTCTCTTGATCACTGAATCTAATAAACATAGGGTCTTGTGTTGATGTGTCACCAATAGTTGTTTCTGTCCCAAAGTGAACTACGTGCCTATCCCTATCTGAAGTTATTGTTGATCTTGTGGCAGTTGGAGCACCTACCATAATAACTGCTCTCTGTTCTAAAGGATTTGAATCAGCTGGATTCCAAGTAAATGTTTTACCATCTTTAATTGTTGCAATTAATTGTTCTCCGAAGTTATCTAAAGACCATGAACCTGGGTCTAGAATAATAGTTGAGCTAGTTGTACCTGACCCCCAAGAAAGCCTGCTCCAATTACCTGTACCCCAACCATAACCATAAGTTTGAATTGTTGGACCAATATCTTCGTAAGGATTTATTGTAGCTCCTCCACCTGCCGTCATTCCTGTTCCAGTTTCAGTTGTTGTCATTTGAATTGTAAAAGAATTTGTAGCTATTGTAAGAATTTCAAAAGTATTTGTTGTAAAATCTGTTGTATTGTATCTTGTAACTGTTGCTTCTCTTACTGCAGTTGTATCTACATGAGCTACGGCAGTGGTACTATTAGTACCTCTTGTGCAACCTGTTAGGTCATTTGTAGATATACTCGCATAGGTTATTAGCTCATCCCCTATTCTTACCGTTCCGGCGGCAGAAAAACCTGATGCACTCGTTAAAGTTATTGTAGTATCAGAATCTGTTATAGCACCATTTAAAGTTGTAGTTTGTCCAGGCACTGTTACAGAACTTAAAGTAATATATTCCCCGACATCCAATGGGTGTGATGTTTTATTTACAGTTACAATATTTGATCCGTTGGTGCTTGTAAAAGTTGCACCTGTGATTGCTGTTGCTAGTGGAGTAATATCGTAAAATTTATCTTCATAATAAATGTATAATGCTTTTGATGTACCTAGTGCTGCATATCTTCTACCTTCTAAATCATTCCAAGTATGTTGAGCACGCGTAGGCCCTGCAATAGTTTCTTGTCCAATAGCGGTATAGCCACCTATTTTTTCTGGTTGACCATATCTAAATCTAACAAAATCACCATCTATCCACTGTCCTTCAGCACCCGATGGGGTATCTGCTTTATTAATACCTGGTGCTATTTTTACATTTGTTAAAGGCATAAAGCCATTTTACATCATTTTAGAGCTTCATCCAAGTAGACGGAGAAGGTATATTATGTTCAGATTTTACACCCTCTTTCATAGTTAACATGATATCCCCTGATATAGATAGTCTTGGAGTATCTTTATTATTCTTACCCGTCTCATGAAACATCATTGAAGGGAATATAATTACATTGCCTGTCTCAGCTGGGTATTCAGCTTTACCGTAATTACTGTTATCCCACTCTGTAAAATAAGGATCTCTTTTTGGTATTGTTAAACCAACTTTATGTGCTTCATCATCTAGTAAAAACAAGTTACCTTGTTCATGAGCTTGTGGGTAGTAGACAAAACTAAAATGACTGCTCATGTGTCTGTGGTAAGAAATGAACTGTTCTTTAGCGGATAGAGTTGCCCAAGACTTTGTAATATAAACTTCAAATAAATCTAAGTTATATTTTTGTGCAGACAAACAACCTTGTATAACTTTAGTTAACTCAATATATAATTCTTTAAATCTTTTATCTTTGTGTAAGTTATCATCTATTGATTGTAATTCTTTTGGTTTTACATCCGTGGTCCGTGAGTACTGAGAATTGGTTGGAGTAATATCTTTAGTGATGATAGGTACAATTTTTTTATTAATCTCTTCGAAGTTTTCTAACTTAGTTATGTATACAGGATAACCAAACCATTTAGATATATTTGCCATAAGGCACTATACTAATTTACTCTTAAAAATCTATACTGAATTTCACCTGTTCCGCCTGAGCCCCCTTGAGTAGATCCAGGGCCATATTGAGCTCCACCACCTCCTCCCCCAGAACCTCTTGTTCCTGCTGATCCATTAGTTGATGAACCTACTGGAGAACCTGCTCCACCAGAAACATTTCCAGAATAAGAAGCAGCCCCTGTAGAACCACCAATTTGACAGTTATCTCCACCGCAGTTACCGTTGTTTCCCCCAACAGCACCATTTCCATTACTATTAAAAGTACCTGTTGGACCTGAAGTTAATGTAGTAACTGATTTAGTGGCTCCGTCTGTATCTCTAAAATTTCCTGAAGTGATTACAGATCCTGAAATTGTATTTGAACCTGCGGTTCCTGCTGTGTTACTTCTTAAAGGGCCTTGTACACCACCTCCTGAAGCTGAAGCTCCGCCACCGCCAGTTAATGTAAATATACTTCCCGTTGTGGATCCAGATATAGTTGTGCTAGCACCTCCGCCTGCACTTCCACTATAAGTACCTGTGCCATTTGCACCAGATGAACCGACACTATAAGAGATTGTTTCACCAGTAGTTACAGTAAATACTTTATCAGATACATAAGCTCCTGATCCACCACCTGCACCTGCTGATTCTCCGCCTGCTTTATCATAATCAATACCCCGCATTGCACCACCACCACCGCCAGCACTTGCTTGAATGTGAATTGCGTTAGCACCATCTGGTACTGTAAATGTTCCTGAACCTGAACTTAATGTTTGAACTGAACCTGCAGTGAAAGCTGCAAATACTAACTCCCAAGTACCAGAGTTTTTAGCATAAATTTCATCAGCTTCTTCCCATACTCCGGAAACTTTTCCATAAGCATTTTCTACTTCTTCAAATGTTCCTGAAACCTTTGCATAGGTATTAGCCATTATTAATTATACCCCAATGCTTCATCTGTGTTAATTTGATCAGGATCAGCTAAAATATCAATTCTTTTAATTTTAACAACATTACCCTTTTCATTTCTAAAAACTTGTTCAACATCTTTAATGTTTGAGCTTGAGTTGTAGTTTTCTTCTAAACTACTAATCTCATTAGTTGAGTAATAAAATTTATAAGTAGCCATTTAAAACCTTATGAATATTTAAACCAAATATCCCCATCATTACCTCCCGAAGGGGCTGCTGTACTAATTGTAAATTTTCTTTCAAGTTTTGCAGCGGTTACTGCATCATTAACTAATTGAGTTGTGTCGACAGCATCAGCAGCTACTTTTGCGTTAGTTACCGCATCTGCTGCAATTTGATCTGAGTCCACTGCATTATCCGCTATTTTAGCATTTGTAACAGCGTCATCAGCTATTTGTGTAGTTCCAATAGTTCCACCTAAAGTGTTAAGGGCTACTTCATTTACATTTGTTCCGTCAGAATAAGCCGCATGAATTTTACCTTCGTCTAGTTCAAAACCCGTTCCAGATACCGTTTTAAAAGTTAAAGTGTTTCCGCTATGGGTAGTACCATCTTTTAAAATATAAAATTTTTCGATTGAATCAGGAATGGTAACAGTTCTAGTTCCTGCTAGGGTTCCTGTAAAACTAAGAACCATATTTCTAGCATTAGAAATAGAAGCATTAGACATTACTAGAGCTACATCACTAGCTGCTACATCAATTGCTTGATAACCTGCAATTGCTTGTTGTACTAAATCTAGGTTTG